ACTTGACTTTTAATCAAGTTGTCCGGGGTTCGAATCCCCGATGCTTCATCAAATGGAAACGGCTGAAAACCTTGATTTTACTGGGTTTTCAGCCGTTTTTCTGTTACAAAAATGAAATTGTAAAAAATGGTCGTACGACAAAGTAGAACAAAGTAATACAAAGTAAATGTGTCACTTCCGTGTCACATATACAGCGCTGCTTCTACGGCCCCTGCGGTGTCCTCGCGCTCCAACATAATGTGATTATACACGCGCAGCACCATGGCCTCGCTGTCGCCCAGGAGCGCCGCAATATTCTTGATCGACACGCGCGGGATCTGGTAGCACATCGCCGTACAGTAATTGTGCCGGAAAATGTGCGCTGTGAGCCCGGATATGGGCTGTTCTGCGACTTCATTCATGGCCTTGATAATTCTATCCCACTTGCGGCGATAAGAGGATTTAGACACCAATTTGCCGCCGCGCATGGAAAAGAGCTGGGTTCCTCTCATGCAGAAACGAACGTAGGACTCAAGAGAAGAGAAGAGCTGCGGAGGGATCGGAACCTGCCGGTATCCGTTATGAGACTTTGGGCACTTGATACTCGGATGACCGGCATCGTCAAATTCGATTGATTTATTGACGTTGATTGTTTTCTCCACAAAATCAATATCGAATCGAGTGAGAGCAAGAACTTCTCCACAACGTAATCCGGTGGCATACAAGATATCCACAAAAATCCGATCAGATGGGGATAACTCAGCATCTTTCATTGCTTTCTTCTCGTTTTCGGTCAGCGGACGCTTCTCATCCGCCTTGTAGTCGACCGGTTTCATGATGTCCTTCAGATCCTCGTAGAGATTCGCGGCGTAAAGGCGATCATGCACTGCGGTCCGCATAATTTGCGAAAAGCAGAGGAGCAGCTGCTGCTGAGTGCGCTTCTTGCCGGCGGCATCGTTGAGGAGCATCTGGTAGTGGATCGGGAGGACGTCACAGAGCCGCACACCCGCCATCTGGCTCATGTGTTTCTCAATGATGTTGAGATACATTCGTTTTGTATTGTTGGCCGCTTCGGCCTTATAGACGGTAAGCCACTTGTGAGCGTAATCCAGAAACAGGATGTGTTTATCGCGGACTGCCTCCATATTTTTGATTTTGTTGTTGTACTGAGCAACCTTTTCTTCCAGATCTTTGCTGCTCTTCTTTGATCGGATCGTGATATAGTGTTTCTGGGTCCCCTGATAGGTGCCGTCCCATACGCGGGCCTGGAAATATCCGTTTTTTTGACGTGTATATTTTGCTTTTGCCATGTTCTATACCTCCATTTTCTGAAAAAGGGTGCAAAAATAACAGGCATCGGGAAACGAATGTTCGTTTTGACACCTGTTCCAGAAAATGGTAATATACAGATGGTACCTGTGTCCATTATCTGGATGCAACCCCGCCTTGGTGTTGGCGCACCGGGGCGGATTTTTTTATTTACTTTTTAATGGCATTTCTTGCAAGGCGTGTATCCTTGCGCCTGCGCATCGGATAACGAGATCTGATGCGGATTTGACATATTGCTGCAGCTTGATTTGGAATGATATTTCTTTCCGGAATCAGAAACCCATACCATAGTTTCCTGCTGATCGGACGATGCCGGAGCCTGTGTAGCGGCGGGAGCAGCGGTTGGCTGTGTATCGGAAAGATAATCACTTGCCACGTAAGCCTCTGTCCCATTGTAGTCGATCTTAGACCAACCGTTTTCAGAACTGATAACGGTAACAGAGTCGCCAGCCGAGAACGTGCCGAGCTTTTCGGCATCCGCGCTTGCAGCGGCTCGAATGTTGAGCGATGACTGGGAGTACATTACTTTCGTTTCCACGGGCGCTTCTGTGGGAGTCGGCGTTGAGGTCTCAGACACAGCAGAAACGGTGGAAGATGAAGCTGCGGAAGAGGATGAAGCCGCGGCTTCGGCTGCTTTCTTCCGCCCGCTACTGAACCCGCTTGAGAAGACACCGACGATCAGGAAAAACAGAATGAAGCCGAGCAGGATAGTGCCACATCCGACGGTTCCACTTTGCGCTTTTTTAGAGGATTTCCTTTTACGAGATCCTCCACCGGAAGTTTTAACGTAGCTCAGTCCGGTACCAGGCGCGCTTACAGTGGTTGTCTTTCGACCGCTGCTACTCACAGAATGATGAACACCTTTCCCGCCAACAGAAACACCAACGCTCTTATTGGAGACGTTCAGTTTGACGCCTGGAGCAATTTTCTTACTCTTTTTGAATCGCATACCCATAACGATTCCCCCTTTCTGGAAGTATAATTTCCCGAATATCGGGAACTATAATGTCATGAAAATATTAATTCAAGACATCATATACAAAAGAAATTTGACGCTCCGCCAGGCGGCCTTACTGACTGGAATCCCAAAATCTACGCTGGAAGATATCTGCAGCGGAAGAATGCCGAGAATCGACACGATGGAATCCATAGCCAAAGGCCTGAAAGTGCGGATTACAGACTTATTCGACAGTCCGTACAAATAAGTGTCCGGGAACCCGGACAAATGTCAAAAAATACTAATTTTCGCCCGAAGATCTCGTATTATTAGCAAAGGGACGTTCGAAAAAAGATATTGAAATCGAATGAACGTTCGTATATAATAAGGATAGAGATCGGAGGGCGTACATATGGACTACAAAAAAATTATAATTGAGATGCTCGATCATGCAAATCAAAAACAATTGAGAATGATTTACATTCATATTCGAGCACTCTTGGGGCTGAGATAACTCAGCCCTTTTTTATTTGGATGGAATCAAGGAAATTTTCTAAAACGCTCCATCCGTTTTCATCCAGTGCAGCCAAACCAGAAATCAGGCGGCGTTTGAAAGAATCTTCTTCATTAGAAAGCAAATCTCCGATAAATTCTTCAATTTGTTCGTCCTTAGATAATTCGGCAAACATTTCGCCATCTCCTGTGCGGAGCCATTCAGGATTAAGATTGAATGTCGCACAAATCAAATCTAAAAAAGGTTCATCGGGATTGGTCCGACCGAGTTCAATATTTTCAATTTTCCCTCTGCTTTTTAAACCTAATTTATTGGCGAATTCCTCTCGGGATAATCCGAGAGCTTTTCTTAACTCCTTTATGCGTTCGTTCAATGTTTTCTCACCTCCGTTTCTAAAAATATTATAACACCTGCAAAATACGTTGTCAACGTAAATTAAAAGAAAAAATGCGAAAAATACGTTGACAATGCGTTGATAATGCGTTATAATACGTTCACAAAGCAAAATAAGACAGAAAAGGAGTGGCGAATATGTCAGAAAGAGAAAAAGAAATTCTTGAAAAGCTTACAGAAAAACTTCCGCACATGTCCGAAAGAGAGCGCGGCTATTTGGAAGGCACGATCAACACCGCGGCGGCGATGAGCGAGAGACAGAAAGAAAAATCGCAGAAGCTGGAAAAATAAGAAGAAAGGGGAAATCTGAATGGAAAAGATAACCACAGATGAAGCAGCAAAGATGCTGGAGCACCTGACAGGAAAGAGATACGTAATCAGTGCCAGCAAGAAGAAAGAGCCTATGCGCGTCGAGTATCCGGCGCGCTACATGAGAAAAGCGGAGCTGCTGAGAATGGAGAATCCGCTGATCGGAAGAGAAGTCCTGAACCGGGCGATCATGTACGCACCGGAGGGCGTAGCACGGAAAGTTGATCCGCGGAAGAAAAACAGTCCGGTCATTTTTGACACAGAAAAATTTGAAGAATGGAGGCAGAAACATTGAAAGTACAGAACGTAATTGCTGTTATGGCAGGAGTAGCAGGAACATGGACTTATTTTGCAGGAGTGGAGCAGTGGAAGCCGTCCCAGATGGCCGCCGGTCTCGGAATCGCCGCCGCCGGCTGGGCAGTCAAGCGGATATGGGAGACGATCGCAAAGCGTAAAGCAGAAGAAGAGGAGCGGATCGCACGCCATAAGGACGAGGTGTTTTCGATTTGGATGAACTGCGGAGCAAGTATGTTGTTTAGAGGTGATAAAAAATGGCAAAAGAAAGATTGACAGTAAAAAATCCAGATGGAACGTACCGGATCTGGATGGATCACGCCGGAACATTCCGGCTGGAAAGCCAGATGAATTCTGTATTTGCTTACGGAGACTTGGTAGACAAGCTGGGAAGATATGAAGATCTTGAAGAAAAGACAAAAAAGCGTCCTACATGCTGAGAAACATGTAGGACAGGGATTTAGAAGTGTTTTTTCGATATCTATCTTATCACGATCGGCATCGAAAGTCAAAGAAAATATTGAAAAAAATAAGGGGAGAAAGTCCCCTGCTAAACCTTGATAAAGAGATTAAAGTTAGGACATAAGAGATGGCGATCAAGAAGAAAATATATAGGCTTCGAGGGGGAACCGTTCTGGATATCGATGAATTCCATGACGGGAGATATGGAGGGCCTGGGGGTAAGAGAGAAAAGAAAAGAGAAGTGACTCCGGAGCAAATGAAGGAAGCGAATCACCGGACGAAGGTGAAAAACTGTCAGCGAAGGATGTTGCAATACTTCCGGGCGGGAGACTGCTTTGCGACATTGACATATGCCGTGCAAAACAGACCGGCAACGATGGAGCAGGCGGTGGATGACTTCGGAAAAGCGTGGAGAAAGGTGAGAAGCGAGTATAAAAAACGTGGAAAAGAGCTTTTCTGGATACGAAATGTGGAGCGCGGGACAAAAGGCGCGTGGCATATTCACATTCTGATCAATGAGGTGGGAGACACGGCCACAATCCTGCAGAAAGCATGGAAGAAGGGAGGCGTGTACATAGAGACGGTAAAACAGAATAAATGGTACGATGTGTCTTTTGGAAAATTGGCTGAATACATGACAAAAGACGGAGATACGCAGGAAGAGAAAGAGGATGGAACGCTTGCAAAACCGAAATTGAAAGAAGCATCGTACAATCACTCAAGGAATATGCCGTTGCCGGATCCGGAGAAAAAGTATCTGAAAAGGTGGAAAGAAAAAGTAAAACCGCCGAAAGGGTATTACATAGCGGACTACTACGAGGGAATCAATCCGAAAACGGGCTACAAATACCGCCGATACACGCTGATCAGTCTGGAAAGGAGGAAAGAGGACGATGGAGACCGGCATCTACATAGAGCTAAGCGCAAACGATCCGCGAGAAAGAAGCCGTAGTTGGGGCTATGTACTGGAAGCTCCTGGAGGAAAGACCAAACACGATACAGGAGAGTGTACCAGTACAATGCACGGAGCCACCCTGCAGACATTGATCAAGGCGCTTGGCCGGTATCACAAGCCGAGTCAAATCACGATCCACGCCGCGGACGAATGGGTTCTGAACATGCTGGAGAATCAACTCCCGGCATGGGAGCAGAACGGTTTCCGGAATGCGCGTGGGGAACCGATCAAGTATCAGCAGGAGTGGGAGCAGCTGGCAGAAAAAGTAAAAGACCACAAGATCACGATCGCGCCGGGACGGCATGAATACAGCGCCTGGCTGCAGGATGAAATGAAAAGAGGAAGATGAGATGTTTGAACGATTTGGAGAGCTGGAATCAGCAAAAGAAATTAACGAGTTGGCAGTAAGTCTGTTCAACGAGGGAGACGTGGAGAGTCTGCGCGTCATGGCGACAGAAAACGGAATTCCGGAGATTTTCGTGGATTTGTTCTGCGAGGGAGAAATTCCGGAACTGTGCGATCCAATGACGGCCGCACTGGGCAAAATTGAGGTTGAGTCTGCAGAGCTGCAACCGAAAGAGTTAATGGAGGACTGGGTGGAGTATATAAAAAGCCAGTGTATGGAAAACGAGCTGATGGCCTACAGCGTCAGAAAAAAAGGGAAATCGCTGAAAGGCTGTATTGCCGCGCTGCTGAAATGGTCATTCGGGAACCAGATTCCCATCGAAAAGGAGATTCTGAAAGCCGCCGGCGTGACAGCGGGAAGAGTGACGCTGGGGATTCCGGGGATGGGAACTGCGAAGCGGATCATCCGGGAATATTATATGGGAAAGTAGGCGGAGCAGATGAGAAAAAAAGAAATTGAGAGAATCCCGTATCTCGGATTGAAGAAAATCAGCAGGAAAAAAGATGTGAAGTACATCGGAGTGACAGCGGTTAAGATCGTTGGAAACAAAAAGCACTTGTTTTTGGAGGTGTACAAAAACAAGAAAGAATCCAAAATGGTACCTGTGGTGCGAATCATCCTTACAGAAAAGGAGTTTTGGAATTATTTTCCCAAAACAGAGCAGTGGACACGGCAGAAAGTGGAGAAAGATGGTGGATACGGGAATTATATATGGGGAGAAAAAGCTGTTACATGGGAGCAGATAGAAAAAGAAAATGTCCTCCAGAGCACGGAGGATCTGGAAAGAATAAAGAAATTCTGCAAGATAAAAATACCTGTATACTACGAGGCGCGCTGGTGGCAGTACATCTACAAGCACGAGGATGATCTTGCGACCGCTGCCAGAATTGACAGAGAACATCGAAAATTCGTGCGCCGACAGGAAGCACTGAAAGACAGGATGTCGCATACCGCAAAACTTCCGGAAAAAAGAATTTTAGAATATGCGGACAGAATTTATTTTCAAAAGGAACATCATCTGTACTACAAAAAATATGGAAGTTGGACAAAAATCGCCTGCAGCAAGTGCGGCGGTGTAACGGATGCGCGGTGGAGAGATGGCATATCCTACGAGAGCCAATTTCAGAAGCATACCGAAGAACCGCGAGAAGGAAAAAGCGGAAAATGCCCGATGTGCGGCGCGGTTGGAACGTACAAGTGCCAGGGAAAAATAAAGGGTGAATACAGTAAGAAAATCAATCTGTTCCTGGGACAACGATACAAAGAAGATGGAGCAGTGCTGCGGTACGTGGAGATTGAGAAAGCATGGACGCTGGGCTTCATCGAGGGGAACGATGGACCAGAGATGTACAATGCCGCAGAAGAACTTTCCGGCGTAGAGGTGGCAAGAGCCTACTTTGAGCCAGGGAAAAAGGTGCAGATCGACTATCATAAACACGACTTGTACCGGAATGAAGACTTTTGGGACGACTGCAATCTATATGGACTTGCCAACATTGACATCAAAGCGGCGCCGATTATGTCGGAAACCTACGAGGAGCTGAAAAATACGATATTCCGGTACAGCGGTCTAAAGGAATATGCGGCGCAGGTGAAAGAAGTAAATCCGATCAGGTATCTACAGACATACCAGAAAACGCCGCAGATGGAGATGCTTGCGAAAATGGGATTGAACGAGACAGCGGAAGCGATCAATGATGGGCACGTTGGAATTGTTGTGGATGCATCCGCGAAAAGACTGGACTCTTTTCTGGGAATTCGAGCAGAGCGGGTGAAAAAGCTGATCGAAGGGAAAGGAAATCTGCGCATCCTGAGAGTTCTGCAGATCGAAAAGAGCCTCAATCAGCACTGGACGGAAGAACAGGTGGATCATCTGGCAGAAACAGGGCTGGATATCGCACACGTTGCGCTTGCCATGAAATACATGACCATTCAAAAATTACTAAACCGTATCGAAAAATATGCCGGATGCGCTTACGGAACAAACTGCGGAAGGGCAACGAACGAGATACAAAATACGGCCATCATGTATCTGGACTATTTGGCAATGAGAGAGAGACGGGGATATGACTTGAATAACTCTGTATACCAGCAGCCAAGAAATTTAGACGAAGCGCATGCACAGATGACTGCGGAGACAAATCGGGAAAAAGTCGAGAAACGACTGAAGGAGACGGAAGAAAAATATCCGAACATCAAGAAGCAGTACAGGAACCTGCGAAAAGAATACTACTACGAAGATGCAATGTATGTCATACGGCCGGCCCGATCAGCGGCGGAGATCGTGATGGAAGGAAGGATTCTCCATCATTGCGTGGGAGGAGATAACTATTTGAGCAAACATAACGAAGGGAAAAGATATATTCTGATGATGCGATTTCAAAAAGAACCGGAAACACCGTACATCACCATCGAAATCAACCCGGAGCAAAAAAGAATAGTGCAGTGGTATGGAGAAAGGGATACAAAGCCGGATAAAGAAAAAATTCAGAGCTGGCTGGATAATTATCTGGAAAAGCTAAAAAACGGAACCCTGCAGGAAGAAATCAGTGAAATGATGACAATGACAGCGTAGGAGGTAGGTATGGAAGAATATACACAATTAACCCTGGATGACTGGCTTGCGATGAAAGAGAGCCTTAAGCGGGACTTGATCGGCGTGCAGGAGAGTTTTGTGCGGATCGGTTACACACTCCGGAAGATCGAGGAGCAGAAACTATATAAAAATGATGGCTATGAGACAGTGACAGAATTCGCTAAAGCAGAATACGGATTGAGCGCATCGACGATCTCGAGATTCATGAGCATCAACCGAAAATTCAGCATCGACGGTTATTCGGACCGCCTGCGGCCGGAATACGCACAAATGGGGAGCAGCAAGCTCTCCGAGATGCTTTCTCTTCCGGACGCAGACATGGAAATGATCCGGCCGGAGATGCCAAAGGCAGATATCCGGGAGCTGAAACATTTCAACAAAGAAACACCGGAACCGGAAGCCGCGGATTCGCTGGAAAAATTGGTGTGGAAGTTCTTCGAAGCCAATGCAGCGATCGCGAAGGAGCTGGAACAGAGCGAGGCTTATGCGGACGGCGAAGCGGAGAAAATGGTTGAGATCGTCAACCCAGCGGGAGTCAAAACGTTCCGCGCCGGGCTGTACTATATGGCGATGTACGAGAATGACATCCAGATTAAGCAGTTTGGGCAGCAGCCACAGAAAATGAGTTGGGCGGAGTTCTTTACAATCGCGAAAAAAATCTTCGAGAGCGCGGAATGGCATCAGCGAACACAGGAAGAGGAGCATCCCAAAACAGAGCCGCAGGAAAAAGGTGAGACAAAACCAATTGCGCCGGCGCAAATCAAAAAGCCGGAAAGACCTGTAAATACAGAGGCGGAGCCGGTTTCAGAGACACCGAAAAAACCGGAAAAAGAGACGTCCCAAAATGCGGCACAAAAGAAAAATGAGACACCGCAATCAGAAGAAACGCGGAAACCAGAAGAAAAAGTGCAAAGCGAGCCGGAAATCACCGAAAAGGGAGCAGAAACCACACGAAACGAAACGGAAATCACCGAAAATGAAACGGAAACCACACAGATTGAGATGGAGGAGCAGTTGCCGGGGCAGATGAATCTTCCGGCAGACTATCCGGGGACAGAAAGTATTGAAGTCGTCGGAAAGACGATGCAACGAAAAGAATATCTGGATACGCTGGCCACGTGGGGAACGGCTGAGTACCTGTATAAGAATCTGACGGCAGAACTCCTGAAAGACGAAGAAAAACTCTACGAGTGGCTGAAAGACAAGGTCGATGAGAGGGGATATGGAATGGAGGATGCGAATGTATTTTAGAAAAGAGAGCACGGCACTCAGAGAAGAAGTGTATCGGTATATTGCAAGATACATTTCAGAGCATGTGTATCCGCCGAGCTATAAAGAGATTGCAGCCGAGCTGAGCATATCTGCAACGACTGTGAAAAAACACATGGATGAGCTCATAGCCGATGGAATCATTGAGACAGATGCAGAGCCGGGAGCACAAAGAGCGTTCCGGATCCGAAATACAAAGGTAGTGAAGAAAGGGAGAAAAGAATGAACAAAGTTATGTTGATGGGAAGATTGACAAGAGATCCTGACGTCCGGTGGACGCAAGGACCGGAGCAGAGTGCGGTGGCGCGCTATACGCTGGCGGTGGATCGCCGGTTTCAGAAAGAGGGAGGAGCGACCGCGGACTTCATTGGATGCGTAGCGTTTGGCCGGCAGGCGGAATTTGCAGAGAAATATCTGCAGCAGGGAATCAAGATCGCCATCACCGGACGGATCCAGACCGGAAGCTATACGAACCGTGAGGGGCAGAAGGTCTACACGACAGACGTGGTTGTAGAGGAGCAGGAGTTCGTAGAGAGCAAGGGAGCGAGCGCGGCCAGACCGCCAAAGAGAAAGACAGAACCGGAGACGGATGACGATGAATTTATGAATATTCCAGAGGGCGTTGAAGATGAAATTCCGTTCCGGTAACAGAGAGGAGAGAGAAAAATGTTATTTCCGAAACCGCAGACGAAAAAGAAGAGAAAGAAGCACAGAGAGAGCCTGCTGCAGAACAAGGAGAGCCGGATTTGCTACCTCTGCGCCAGAGGGGGGGATTATAGCTGGAAACAGGTGTTGGAGGAACACCACATCTTCGGCGGACCGAATCGGCATCTGTCAGAGGAATATGGTCTGAAAGTCTATATCTGCCCGGAATGCCACAGGACATCAGCCAGAGCAGTGCATCAGGATCCGTCGGGAGAAGCGAACCGATATCTGCAGGCGGAAGGGCAGAAAGCATTCGAAGAGAATTTCCCGGAATTAAGTTTCCGGGAGATCTTTGGGAAAAATTATCTGTGAGGAAAAGAAGATGGAGAACTACGAAAAATGCAAGCACGTGCAGAGCGTCGGAACGTACGCGGTGTATGTTGACCCAGGATGCCCGGAAGCACACAAAATAAAAGGAGTATTGGTAAGCTCGCGCCAAAGATGCGAACGTTGCCAGAGGGGAGAGGAAAATGAAAAGAATACCGGAAGAGATGGAAAATTTGATTCTGGAAATGCTGCAGCAGGGAAAAACGTATAAAGCGATCGTGGCCAGAACAGGAGTGTCGGAAAGTACGGTTGGAAGAGTAGCGAGAGATAACGGGATATGCAGAATAAAAAGGGATATTGAGAACGAGGAAAATAATTATCCGCAAGAACTGATGGAAGAATGGGACCGGGTAAGACTTGAGACTTTGGCGAAAGGATAGGAGACATGGGAGCAATAATTGGAATTTTAATAGTGTGCGCGGCTATGCTCGGCGGTGCCGCATGGTTACTGAACAGACCGGAGCGACAGTCTGATCCGGAAGAGGATGCGGAGCAGGAGCGGTATCTTACAGAATGGAATTATAAACATAAAAAGAAATAAGAGAGTTTTAAGCGCTGAGTAATTTGCGCATGAAGGAGGAGCGAGCATGGAAAAACTGGAGAGATTTCGCCTCAGAATATGGGATAAAATTAATAAACATATGTTCTATAGATTTCCGTATATTGAATGTAGAGAAAATGGAACTGACACATTAGATATTATTTTAAAATATTCACAGACCTATGAAACAATGCAGAGCACTGCAGTGTACGACAATAATGGATTGCTTGTATTCGAGGGAGATTATCTAACGGATGGAACAACGTTGTGGGAAGTTAGATACGGAGAAACTCATTGCGGATTTTATGCCAGAGTTGTTGCCGGGGATTGTATGCAAACAGACAGTACAATATTTTCACTTTGGCATTTATGCAATCATCATAATGCCGGAAAATCTGTCAAGGTTATAGGGAACATATATGAGAATAAAGAACCATTAAGTAAATTAATTAAGCGAACCGGGGAAAGGTGAGAAAGATGGGAAGAACAGAAACATACTTAAAGGAGTGGAATGAAAAGCATGGTAAGATTAACAGAAAAAAATAAGACAGGATTCTGGCACCTGAGAGGTGTAAGTTGGGAGCAGCTTCGGGAAGGGCATAGAATCACAAAAACGGCAAACGAAAAGATCTACGGTGCTTTGTGCAAACTGAAAGACTATGAGGATTCTGGTATGAATCCGGATCAGGTAGCGAAAGCGGCAGAAAAGAATACGCCGACGGAACCGAAGGAAATGCTGGATTGGAACGGAATCACGGCTTACGAGTGCGAAAACTGCGGATGTGATGTATTTGAGACTCAGAACTACTGCCCGTACTGTGGCCAACGGCTGAAATGGGAGGAGTAACCATGAATGGTGAAGGATATCGTGATCCGACAGCGGACAGGGCGATTCGAAACGCTGGCCGTCTGCCGAGACAGATCTGGAGTGTGGTCAAAGCTGTACGAGAGGTCTTGAACGTGTCACATCTGGAGCTGGTCGAGATCAGAATGAGAGATCGGACAACCGGAAGAGAACATAAGTGGGAGGAGTAAGATGCGAGCAATTGCGCAAACATTCATGATAATCTTTGCAGTAATAGAAGCATGTTGTGGCTTAAAGAGAACCGTGACGACCGAAGATCATAATGGAAACAAGACATATGTTCCGTCAAAAGAAGATCAGATCCTAGGAATGTTGGATTTTATTTTGGCAATGCAGATGATTCAAGCTGCAATGAGCATACAAAAATAGAAAGGAATATGGACTATGGGAATTTGGGAAGTGATTCAGAAAGAAATTGTAGATAAGCCGGAAATATCTGCGGAGTTGAGAACATCATGGAGGGAGCAGGAAAGCATGGTATTGACGCTTGAAAATACGAAAACAAAACAGAAAACAGAAAGGGGATTTTGCACAGAAGAAGGTGGAACGGAAGAAAGAATGAAAGATATAGTCCGGGAAATGCTGCTGAGGCTGGATGACGTAGATGAATGGAGAAGAAAGCTGGCTATGTTGAAACTGATACAGGCAGCGCTGGATATTAAGCTTGATCAGAGACAGAAACAGTACGCATTATCAGAGATTCCTGCGTGGCCGGTCGAAGGGAGAAGAACGGGAAAAACACTGGCAAATGTAATCAAAATATTGATTAACGAAAAAGAAACAATAGGAATAACGAGAGATAGTGTGTGGCGGTACACGGATGATAACCGGTTCGGATATGCGTATGTATGGGAGCAGGCAAAAATATTAAAAATGATCAGTGACAAATTACGAGAAAAAGACGTGCCGGTTCCGGAAGTGAAGCTAATAAGATTGTGATAAAAGCCAAATGGTAAGAGGAGGTGAGACCGATGGAGCAGAACAGAGATGAGAACGAAAAGAAAAAGGAATATCTCAAAAGATATCACAGTGCAGTGCTTGCGGAAAAGGCGATCCAGCAGGAGATTGATGAGCTGAGAATGGATAAGATGTACCCCATGCTGATTCAGGACGGGATGCCGCACGGGAGCAGTTGTGGAGATCTGTCGGAATATGCGGCGCAGTTGGATGGATTGCTGGCGGATCTGAAAGAACAGATGGAGAAGCGGATCAGCATCCGGAGAGAGATTACGCAGAAAATCGAACAGATGCAGGATGAGACAGAAAAGACGGTGTTAAGATTACGATACATCCATTGGCTCCGGTGGGAGCAGATTGCCGAGCGGATGGGATACGGATGGGCGCAGGTACATAGAATCCATGGGAAGGCGTTGGCGAACTTCAAAATGAAATAGAATGATACACGGTATATGTGATATAGTGTAAAAGAAGAGAAACGGGAAAAGGAAAACCGGTTCTCTTCCAGTTCAAAAATCGATCACACCTTGTCGAAGAAAATCCCTGCAGAAATGTGGGGATTTTCTTATGGGGGAAACATGACAGATAAAGAAGCAAAGGAATTCTACAATTCCGAAAAGTGGAAACACAAACGCCTGGCCATTCTGCGAAGAGATCAGTACGAATGCCAGGACTGCAGAAAGAGACTGCAGGAAGCAAAAGAAAAAGATGTGAGGCTGCCGGCGATGGATGCAAAGATCCGGAGGGCAACACAGGTCCATCATATCATGGAGCTGAAAGAGCATCCGGAGCTGGCGCTGGATGATGAGAACCTGGTGAGCCTGTGCACACAGTGCCACAATGAGCGGCATGGCAGACATGTCGAACGGAAATTCATTCCGAAGCGCCGAGTGATCGCGCCGGAGCAGTGGTGACCATCCCCCCGGGGTAATTCTCGGCGATTTTTGGCCGGGGTAGAACGGGTAGGAAGGGACATGACTGTTCAGATTTTTCAGATTCTCGCGTGAAAGGGGTGGGGGTAACCGGTTCGGGTGAAGTGGAAAAAAACAGAAGGGTGGTGAGCAGATGTCACAGAAAGATGTTAAGGAGTCGCTGCTGGAGCAGTTGAGATTACAGGGAAAAACAGCGGATTTTTACGGAGATCTTGTAGAAGATTATATGCATTACTGGAAGTTGAAAAAGGATCTGATCCAGGATATCAAAAAGCGTGGAATCCGTTATGAAGCCATGAACGGAAACGGAATTAAGGTGGAAAAAACGAATGAATCTGTGCAGAATCTGCAGAAAACCACGGCAATTATGTTAAAAATTTTGAGTGATCTTGGTCTGAGAGACCAGATCTCGAATGAGTCTGAGGCAGATGGTTACCTGTAAAGAAATTGACGACTATCTTGCCTACGCGAAAGCCCATCCGGAATGGATCAACAAAGAAAGACAGCTGCTGATCAAAAACATCGTACTCCCGACGTTAAGGCGAGACGATGTTTTTTTTGACGAAGAAACCTACAGAAAATGTCTGCAGTATTGCGAGAATAATTATTACCCGCTTTTTCCGTATCAGAAATTCATCTATGCGTTCGTGTTTATGTACGTGAACGATATGCCGCTATTTCAAAAATTCATTGTGATGATGGGAAGAGGAAACGGAAAGGATGGATTTATCGTACCGCTAGCGAATTTCTTTCAGACGCCATTGTACGGCGTTGAAAATTATCACATAGAAATCGTGGCAAATGCAGAAGATCAGGCGAATGAAACTTTCAAGGTTGCTTACAACGTATGCAAAAAAAAGAAGTTCAAGGGAAAATTCAGCGTCACAAAAGAGCTGATCACGAATCTCAAGACCGGATCGGAGTTGAAATACAACACGAGCAGGGCAGAGACAAAAGATGGAAAACGGCCTGGATGCCTGATTTTGAATGAGATACACGCCTACGAGAATTACGAGCAGATCAATGTATTCGAAAGCGCACTTGGAAAAGTAAAGCATCCGCGGGAATTTATCATCACCACAAACGGATATGTAAGAGATGGACCGCTGGATGAAATTCTGACGATGATAGAAGAGATTCTGAGGACGGGTGAAAATCCGCTCGGATATTTTCCGTTCGTCTGCAAGCTGGATGAGAAAGAAGAAAAAGATCTTCCGGAAGCCTGGCACAAGGCCAATCCGTCGCTGGAATATATGCCAATTTTGGCGACACAGATTATGAAAGATTATCTGGAAGCACAGAAACTTCCGAGCAAACTTCCGGAGCTGATGACCAAACGGTTCAATCTGCCGGCACGGAACGAAGAAGAAACCGTAACATCGTGGAACAACATTCTGCGGTGCTGTTATGATGATATCGAGCAGAAAACACCGAGAACAACCGTGAACACGAAAGGAAAGCTTGCAATTCTGGCACTAGACTACGCCGACATTCGAGACTTCGCATCGGCCGGAGTGCTGACACAGAATGGAGAAGAGTTCATCTGGCGACAGCACACATGGATCTGCAAAGATTCGCCATTTCTGGAAAAAATCAAATTCCCGTTGAACAATTTTGGACAGCCGGAATTTGAGGACTTTGAGGTGGTGGATGGTCCGACGATTCCGATTGACGCCATCATTCGGTGGTGCGTTGAAAGGATGAATGAATATGTTGTACAAAAAATCACGATGGACACCTACCGCTATCAGATGTTCAAAACGAAATTTGAAGAAGCGGGAATCTCAATCGAAAGCAAACAGAATCCGGCGGGGCTGGTAAGACTGGTGCGAAGAATCGGATCGGCGTGTGCCATCATTGCTCCGGAGATTGAAAGGCTGTTTGCAGAAGGAAAAATAAATTATGGTCCGTCCTCCATCATGCGATGGTATACAAACAATACGAAAGTGAGCACGGACAAATACGGAAACAAGATGTACGGAAAAATAGAACCGAAGTTAAGGAAAAACGATGGATTTATGGCTTTCGTGGCGGCGATGTTTTCGAAGGATGAGATAAAGGAGACGGTTATCTATGTTTGATTGGTTTTTCAAAAGAGCAGAAAAAGAAGAGTCTCTGCTCGAAATCATAACATCGACCACACAGCAGCTGCAGTTGTATGAGTTCGCAAAAGAGAAAGCAATTGGTATGATTGCGGATGCGATTGCAAAATCGGAAATTGTAGTCCAGAGGAAAGACAAAAAAGGAACAAGACGGGCAAAAGATGACGTCTATTGGCGGCTGAATGTGCGACCGAATGCCAATGAAACCGGAACGGATTTCTGGCGTGCGGCGATCCACAAACTGCTGACGAAAAAAGAAGCGTTAATCTGCAGTGTGGGTGAGCAATACTTTCTTGCGGATTCCTGGACACTGAATGACAGTGTAATCTTACCGCAGATCTACAGCGATATCACGATCAGCTGCAACGGAAGAACGATGACGCTGGACATGTACCTGACGGCGGATCAGGTGCTGCACTTGCGGCTGCGAAATGACCGGCTCAGTGCACACCTTGGGAATATTGCGAAAAAGTACAATAAGCTGGCGAACGCGGTCTGCACGATGCAGACGTATGTTAATACGCCGAAATTCAAGCTCCATTTTGACGCGACAAATTCCATCATTGCGACAAAAGATGAGAATGGAAACGTGAAAACGCTGACAAAAGATCAATACAAAGAGAAGCTGCAGGAGACGTTGCTGAGTGATGAACCGTCAACTATCATCACGAGTGCCGGAATTGATATCAACCAGATTGAAATTAAGGCCGGAGGGGCAAGTGAGGACGTTGTAAAGTTTGCGAAAGAAATTTTTAAGGACACCGCAATGGCATTTAACATCCCAATGGCGGTATTCCTGGGAGAAATCACAGAAAAAGCGGACAGCACAAACGAGTTCATCACCTACGCAGTTTCACCGATTGCCGAAATTTTGAACGATTCATTCAACGCAAAACTTGTCGGAAAAGAAAGTTATGAAAAAGACGAGAAAATTTGGGTGGATCTGTCAAGATTCAAGCACCGCGACCTGATCGAGTGCGCAACCGGCATGAGTACCCTGCGGAGCATCGGCTTCAACCTGGATGAGCTGCGGGAATCCATCGGCTGGGAAGCACTGAATACAGAATTCAGCCGAAGCCGTATGGTGACAAAGAACTATACCGCGGACGAAAGCGCGGTCACGGGAAACACAGAGTAAATCTCCCAGCTGATGGGTGAAACAGCAAATAACAAGAGAAGGAGAAAGCCATGAAAAGAAAAGAGATGCATTACTGCCAGCAGGTGGATGGCAACGTGCACAAGATCTTTCTGTATGACGATATCTCGAAATATGGAGAGTGGAACTGGGAAACCTGGGACTATGACGAGTCGGAGACATCCGCGGCACATTTCCAGAAGCTCCTGGAAGCGGTGCCGGATGGGGAAGAAATTGAACTGCATATTAATTCCTACGGCGGATCGGTTTCGGAAGGAACGGCCATCTACAACCTGCTGCAGGAGAGCAAGGCACACAAAGTGGGAATCGTGGACGGCGTATGCCATTCAATCGCGTTTACAATTCTGCAGGGGTGCGATGAGCGAATCATGGGGTACGGCACAAGCGCGATTATCCACAACATGTGGGCCAGCGTCACAGGAAATGCAAAACAGCTCCGGGAAGAGGCGGACAAGCTGGACGTGTGTATGGAATCCTGTGTGCAGCTGATGATGCGCCGTGCGACCATCGATGAGGCAGAACTGAGAGCCATGATGGATGCAGAGACCGTGCTCACGCCGCAGAAAGCCTTGGAGTGCGGACTGATTGATAAAATCGGCGTGGAGCAGAAGGAGGAGCCGCGGACAGAACAGCTTCTCGCAGAAAATGAACAGCTGATCAAACAGCTGAACAATCGCACATTCCTGGATGCGGAGGTTAAAAAGTTCATGCGGGCCGTTGCGCCGGCGCAAAAACAGAAAAGCGGATTTGACGCTTTCTTTCAGAAAGGAGAAAAAAATGAACATCGATAAAATCACAGAGGCAGAGCTGAAACAGAAAGTAATGAAGATGATGGAAGATGCAGACGATAAGGTAGAGGCGATCTATCAGGCTGCAGCTATGATCGTGGAGGAGAAAAACAAAGAACTCATCAATCAGCTGGTGGAGCAGAACGCCCGCGCGGCTCACGATGAGGAATACAGAAAACGCCTGAACCTTCACAATCTGTCAGACAAGGAAAAACAGTTCTACGAGGGGCTGAAAGATGTGAAACAGGCAATCACTGCAAAGCAGATCGACATTATTCCGGATGAAATCATCGACAGAACGCTGGATGATGTGAAAAAGGCAAGTAAAATTCTGAGCCTGGTAAAATTTGCCCCGGCAAATGTGAAAAAATGGCTGGTTGGTGAACATTCCGGGACTGCAGTATGGGGGGACTTAACAGATGCCATCAAAGGAGAGCTGAACGCAAGTTTTGAAACTCTTGACCTGGAAGTGAAAAAACTGACAGTATATCTTGTGATTCCGAAAGCAATTCGGGATCTTGCGCTGCCATTTGTGGACAAATATTTTACGGCAATTCTTGCGGAGGCAATGCAGGACGGTCTGGTAAAAGGATATCTGGATGGAAACGGAAAAACGGGTCCTGTAGGAATCATGAATAAGATCGCGAGCTTCAAAACGGACGGAACCGCGCAGGCGAAAACGGTAATGAACACGGTAACCAAATTCAGCCCGAAAGGACTTGCTCCAGTAAGAAAGACACTGAGCAAAGACGGAAAGAGAGAAATCGGAACGCTGTATTTACTGTGTAATCCGAGCGATGAGGCGGAATATGTGGACCCGGCGCTGTATGGAGAAAGTCTCACAGGAGGATATAGAAACACCTCATTTATGAGCCTTGAAAAGATTCCGGATGCGAACGTACCGAAAGGAAAAGGCATTTTTACCATGGCAGGTGTCTACACGATGGGAGCATCTGGCGTGGAGCTGAACACTTATGATCAGACAAAAGCAATGGATGATGCAGACGTTATCATCGGAAAATGCTATGCGAACGGCCGCGCGGTGGATGATGACTGCGCCGTAGTATTTGACGTGACGAAACTGGAAGAGTACGTGCTGCCGGTTCAGCAGGTAACGGTTCCACAGACAATCGCGCAGGCAGCAGAGCCAACAGGAGAATAAGGAGGTAAGGCGGAATGCTGGAAGAAATGATTGAGGAAGTGCGGCAGGAATTTCAGATTCCGCCGTATTTCCCGGATGAGTCGCTGCTGCGGTACCTGAAAGAAGGAAAACACCGTCTTGATACACTCAATCCGGGAAGAAGCCTGGAAACAGATGATACGTTTCGAAGTCTGCTGAAAAATTACGTGTACTACGCGTACAACCACAAAACATACGAATGGGAGCAGAATTACGCTGCGATTATCTTATCCTGGCAGCTGGAAAGCGAGGTGCCGACATGAGCCTGCCGGTGTACACAAGCGGATGCTTTGAACTCTACAGAATCAAAACAGACGAAACCAAAGACTTTCCGGAGGATATTCTGGAAAATCAGCACATGACGATCTGGTACAACGAGATCTCTGTGTATGACCATACCAGATACGCACTGAGTCAGAGCGGACGGGAAATCACAATGAAAATTCGGATTCCGCAGTACAAGAAAATTGACAGTGACTGTGTGTGTATCATTGAGGGAACACAGCACAGAGTCTATAACGCCGCACACATCATCAACAAGGACGGATTCCCGGAAACGGAGCTCACACTGGTGCGACCAGATCGAACGATTGAGGTGATTGCATGAAAAAACAGGAATTAAGCGATTTGCTCCACTCGCTCCAGATTCCGGTCAATGAGGGAATCGCAAGCCAGGAAAATACAAACAAATACCCGCGTGTGGTCTATTGGGACTATATCTGGGAGGATATTCTGGCATCTGGAGAAGAGTACGAAAATGTGGAAACATACCAGATTAGCTTCTATTCTCGTACGCCGCGGAATGAAAAACTGATGGAACTGAGAGAAAAACTCAGAAAAGTCGGGCTTCATCCTACCATCTATCACGAGTACGTGCAGGAAGATAAGGTCTTTCATTCTTATTTTTCCGTTGAGGTAACAGTATGAATGAGGACGATTTCTATTCTGCCGGCATGAACGAATTTCAGAAGATCATTCAGGAATATCAGGAGAAATTCGAACAGAGCAGAATTGAAGCAGCCATGATGGATGGCGCGGAGCAGCTGGCCAGAGATGTGCGGGCGCTGCCAAAACCGAGATCACAGATTCGAAAGTCTGGATACACCCATCTGCTGGACACCGTTTCGGCCAGAAAAGGAAAAAACGGGGAAGTAGAGGTCGGATGGGGAAAATATTACGGTCCAATGGTAGAGGCAGGAACACGGAAAATGAATGCACAGCCGCATCTGCGCGGATTGTTCAAAAAAGATTCAAATAAATATTATAACCTGATACTGCAGAGATTGTTCAGGTAGAAAGGAAAAAAATATGTCAATCAAAACGAGAAAACCACCGCTGAAAGAAACAGTGGGAGCACAGTATGTGTGTTTCAATACGCCGGACGAAAATGGACAGTGGACAGAAACGTTTGAGGAAAGCGTGGAGAAAACCGAAGTTGTAAAAAGCGTAAAAGTAACAGAGAACACAGGGACAACGGATGTATATGCTTCCGGGAAAATCTACGATACAGACACCCGCCAGCCATCAACGAACATCGAAGTTGAGGTAGTGGCGTTCCCGGCAGATACGCTTGCAAAAGCGAGAGGGGATGAGGTGACGAAAAACGGCCTCATTCTGTCCGGAGGAAAGAGCATTCGTCCGTTTTTTGCGTATGGAAAAGTGGTCAAAAACAAGGACGGCTCAGAGAGATATGATTGGTATCCGAAATGTAAGCTCACAGCAAACACAGATGATGCGGCAACAGGTGAGGAAACGTTTTCCGTGCAGACAGATACAGTAACGATCGTTGCGTACCCATTCGACGCAAAAGAAAATATTAAAGTATCGCTGGATTCCAGCATGAAAGCATTCCCGGAGGGGCTGACAGAAGAAAAGTTCTTCTCGAAACCAATCCTCAAGGATGACGATCTGACAACGGCAGTAGCCGGATAAGGAGAAACATGAAAGATTATATTGTAGATTTGACGGACGGCACCCGGCTGCCCGTCAATGTTAATTTTGGCACGCTCTACTATCTGCAGAAGATGCCGGAGTTTTACAAACTGGCAAAAAAGAAACAGGAAAAACTGACAGATCCGGAAAAGATGGATCTTGCGGCCGCATCCGTGTACGCCATCCTGCGGAGCAACGGAAAAACGGTGACGTTTGACGAGGCATTGCAGCTGGTGCCGATGGATGATGAGCAGATCCGCGTGCTGTTGGAGGGCTTTTCAGCCAGATGCGACGAATATGCTAAAAAAAAACGGGCACGCCAGCAGATGGCGAAGGGCTTGACGTAGACTGGGCGGAATACCGGATCTGCGCCGCGGAGATGGGGATGAGCGAGGAAGAATTTTTTAATTGCGACCCCATCTTTTTTAACGAAATGTATGAAAAATTTTGGGAGAGAAAGAAAGTAGGTGAGCTGTATGGCGGATGATATGAAGCGGGTCGGTTTATCGTTCAAAACGGACGGTACGGTAGATTTTCAGAAAAGCCTGAAACAGATTTCGGAAGCCGTACAGGGTAACCGGGAAGAGTTTAAACGTGCGAAAATCGCCTGGGATGACAGCACAACGGCCATGGAGAAACTGACCGACAGACAGAAATACCTGCAGAAACAGACCGAAACATACAACGAAAAAGTGGAGGTCCTGAGAAGAGAGCTTTCTGAACTGGAGGGAGCAGAGAACAAAAACGAGAAAGCGATCTCCCAGAAGAAAAAACAGCTTTCCCAGGCAGAGACAACACTTGCCCAGTACCAGAAAGGCCTGAAAGAAGTAAACCAGGAAATCAAGAGCGGCTCCGCGGTTTTGGAAGAGAACATGAAAAAACTGGATGACTCCATCAGCACGCTGGATGCGTCCGCAAAAAAGAATGAATCCTCATTCAAGCTGATGAAGAGCCAGTGGGACAAAAACACCTCATCTGCGAAAAAATTAAAAGATGAGCAGAAGTATCTGACGGAGCAGGGCGAGACGTACCAGAAAAAAGTCGGTCTCGTAAAAGAAGAACTGAAACTGTTGGAAAATGCCGAGGGCGACAACAAAAAGGCGATCGAGGAAAAGAAAGCCGCGCTGAATGAGGCGGAAGCGTCGCTAAATGAATACAAGAGCCGTCTGAAAGAAGTAAACGAGCAGCTGAAATTCGGAAAAGCATCAATTGAGGAATATACAGAAAAAGTCCAGAAAGCAGGGGAAAAGGTCAAGGACGCGGGAAGCGGAATGACGAAAAAGGTGACCGCTCCGATTCTTGCGGCCGGAGCGGTGTCTGCCAAAATGGCTATGGATTTTGAGGATTCGATGGCAAAAGTTTCGACGATTGCTGACGCAACGGAAGTCCCAATGGACGAAATGCAAAAGGCGATCTTGGATCTTTCCAATCAGACAGGAATCTCATCGGAAGAAATTGCACAGAATGTCTATGATTCTATTTCAGCAGGACAGAAAACAGGCGATGCAGTCAATTTCGTTTCGAATTCAACAAAATTGGCAAAAGCAGGCTTCGCGGATGCGGGAGCGGCGCTGGATGTGCTTACAACCATCATGAATGCGTATGGATTGAAAGCATCTGAAGTAACGAATGTTTCGGACATGCTGATCCAAACACAGAATTTGGGAAAAACGACGGTTGCTGATCTTGCATCATCAATGGGAAAAGTAATTCCGACAGCAAACGCCTACGGAGTAAGCCTGGACGAGCTGTGCGCGGGATATGCCATCATGACAGCGAACGGAGTTGCAACGGCAGAAAGCACAACCTATATGAACGGTATGCTGAATGAGCTCGGAAAATCAGGAACGACCGTATCGGAAACACTGAAAGAAAAAACGGGAAAGACGTTTAAGGAATTGATGGACAGTGGCATGTCGTTGTCGGATGTCCTAAAAATAATCAGCGATGCGGCGACGGAAAACAACAAATCGTTTGGCGATATGTGGAGCAGTTCGGAAGCAGGAAAAGCCGGTATGATCCTGTTGGGAGACAGTGCTGAGAATTTTAATGGCGTTTTGGAGCAGATGCAGAACAGCGCGGGCGCGACAAATACGGCATTTGAAAAACTGGACACGAACTCCACAAAAATTAAAAAGGCAACGAATGAGCTGAAAAACGATGCTATCGACCTTGGAACAACACTGATGGAGGAACTCGCACCAATCATTGAAAATATTGCGGAAAAGATTTCACAATTTACAGAATGGTTTAACGGGTTGTCGGAATCGGAAAAACAGATGATTATACAGATTGGCCTGATCGTGGCTGCTATTGGTCCGTTGCTTATTGTGCTTGGAACAGTGGTGAGTAGCGGGGCAAAAATAATCGGAGGTATTCCGGTCATAGCAAAAGGCTTATCGGGTCTATTTGGCATCATCGCGGCGAATCCGGTCCTCGCAATTATAACGGCAATTGTGATTGCTGTTTTTACACTCTGGACAACCTGCGACGAATTCCGGGAAGGGGTACTCGAAGGGATTGATATTTTAAAAACGGTACTGACCGCCGGTTATGATTTCTGCGTGGAGCTGGGCGAAGAGAAGCTCGGCCGGATCCAGGATGCCTACGAAAAACACGGAGGCGGAATCACCGGAATCTTGGCCGCGAGCTGGCAGACATGGAAGGAAATATGGTCCACGGGATTTGATGTGATCGACAAGCTGACAGGCGGCAAGCTCACAGGAGTCAAAAATAAATTCTGGAGCAAATTTGAAGAAATCAAAAACGTGGTAAAAAATGCACTAGATGCAGTAAAACGATTTTTTGCCGGCGAATGGCCGACACCAAAAATAAAAATGCCACATTTTCAGATATCACCGCCGGGATGGTCGATCGGCGATCTAGTAAAAGGAAGCATCCCGAGGTTAAGCGTCAATTGGCACGCGAAAGGCGCGATCCTGAACAGACCGACCGTTATTAATCAGTCTGGAAACACGATCGACGTAGCAGGAGAGGCAGGACCGGAAGCTGTAACGCCAATTGAAACACTGAGAAAATACGTCCATGAAGAAGTGCGGGCCAACAATGCAGACCTGATAAAAGCACTTGCTGAGGTCCTGGGAGATCTCGGATTGACGATGGAAAACGTGATTAATCTTGGAGACGAAAGAATCTACCAGAAAGTCGTGAAATTAACCATCAAAGAGCTGAACAGACAGCAGATAAGTAAGCCTGTCTGGAAAGGAGGCTTTGCATGATTGACGATTACGAAGTTATTTTTGCAGGGGTCAGTTCTGCCGACCTCTGCATTTTTGCGGTCAACAGGCCGAACATCCCTGCAGCAGAACGGGACATCGAAACTCTGGAAGTGTCGGGAGTAGATGGGGCTTATCATATCGACAATGGCCGTTACAAGGAGATGACAATCTCGATCGAGATGAACTATATAGGCCCGGAGTCGAAATGGCACGAAACCTGGAGAAAAGTCAAGCGATGGGCGCAGGAAAGGAACGCTGAACTCATTTTAAATGATGATCCGATTTTTGCGTACCGCGCCTATTATGCAGTCTTAAGCGAAAACAGCAGGGAAAGCCTGCGGGTGGGAAAATTCACGATCACATTCTATTGCTCACCGTATCTGTACGTACGCGGAAGCGATGAATATGAAAAGCCATATCCAATGCCGGTATACTGGGGTCACAAAGTAGGCGGCGGAGGATACGTGCTGACAGAAAACGGCCAGAAAGTAGCCACAAAAAGAAAGTTTTTTACACTGACGAATGAGTATGACACCTCGTGCCCCAAAATCAAAATTGAGGGCCACGGAGAGTGCTGGGGACGAATCAACGGAAATGAGTTGCTTGCACAGGTCAATGGAACGTTGATCATCGATACGGAAAAAGAAATCACAGTGAATGGCCAGGGACGAAATGCGAGCAATGCGATCAGAGGAAATTATGAAGATTTCTATTTGAATCCGGGCAAGAATGTGATCTTATTTGACTCTGCGTTTGAGATTTCGGTTGCGCCGCGTTGGAGGACAAGATGATACAGGTTTATAAGCCAGAAAACAAAAATTATGAAAATAACGGCGACTGTGTACTGCATCCGACAAAATGCGAACTGACGATGCAGCTTAGTGGAGAATGGGATATGGCGATCGAGTGCGCGGCGGATGCGCTGTATATTGATTGCCTAAAAGCCGGATCCGTTATCACAGCGCCGACTCCATACGGAGAAAACGAACAGTTCCGGGTGTACGATGCAGAAAAGGAGACAGGTGGACTCGCCGCAAAGGCGCGGCCCATCTTTTTTGATGCCTCGAGAGAAACCCATCTGAAAGACGTACGGCCGACACAGTGCACGGGTGTGGAAGCAGCGGAGAAGATCAGTGTAGGAAAGTATCGCGTTGTTTCTGACATCACGGATATCAACACAGCTTACTACGTCCGGAAGAACTTGATCGAGGCGTTGCTGTCTGATGATGAAAACAGTTTTATCAGCAGATGGGGCGGAGAACCTATTTTCCAGAATTATATGTGCCAGATGAAGAAAAGGGCCGGAGGAGATTACGGAGCAGAAGTGCGGCTTGGATTTAACATGAGCTCCGTCAAGGCGAAAGTAAACATGGATAACGTGGTTACCAGAATCATTCCGGAAAGCTACAACGGGTACACGTTGCCAGATGATAGTTATTATGTGGACAGTCCAAATATTGGAAAATATCCGATTGCCTACACAAAAGTTGCGCAGTATGAAGATGTGAAGCTACAGGCGGATTGCAGAACCGATGAAACGGGATACGCAACACTGGAAGATCTGCAGAAAGCATTACGGGAAAAAGCGAAAGCAGATTTTGAGGCAGGATGCGACCTACCGGAAATCACATATGAAGTGGACCTTATCAACATCGAAAACACAATTGAGTACGCAGATGTGGAGAACCTTGTGAAAATCGGCCTCGGAGATTACGTAAAAGTGGAAAACAAAGATCTACAGATATCGACAAGAGAACGTGCTGTGAGTGTGGTGTGGGACTGCGTCATGAGAAGAAACACAACAGTCACACTCGGATCTGCGGAAAACGATTATTTGGATCGAATGAGTGCGGCGATGAAAACGGCAGAGCTGGCGCTGAATAAAGATGGAACCGTAAAAGGCGATCAGGTCACCGGAATGATTAATTTGATGAAAACCAGACTGAAAGCAACAGCAGAGAATGCGGAAAAACAGGCGGCGAAAGCAATCCTTTTCGAAGAGTTGGACAAGAGCAGCGAGCTCTATGGAGCAATGGCACTCGGGACCACGGGATTCCTGATCGCATCCGAACGAACGCCGGACGGCAGAGATTGGGACTGGAAAACGTTTGGCACAGGTCAGGGCTTTCTGGCAGATTACCTCATCGCAGGGGTGCTGATGTCACAGAATTACGCGGATGGGGAGCAAGGCTTTAAGCTGGATCTGAACAGCGGTAAGATTTTTGCATCGCTGCTGGAAATTTTCGGAAAAGAGGCTGGTAAACAATGCTCGGTTGCGCTGGAAAATGGAAGAGTTATTCTGAAAGAAGCCAGCGGAAAATCAGTTATCCAGATGTCATTACTCCAAAATGTGGATATTGCGACTGGAAAAAGCACATGGTCGGGGACGATCGGAAGCGGAAACACGTTTGTTGAAGTTAACCCGCAGGGCGATTACATCAGATTCAAAGCTGGATCAATCTACGAGGGGTATTCCGGTTCCGCGGGATTGAGCGGAAAGCTCGTGTACTCGGATGAGAGTTACCTAGTTATCCGAAACGGAAGAATCACCGGAGGAAGAATCAAGAAATCGGATGGAACGTGGGAGGAGTTAAAGAATGGCACTAATTAGCTCAAATACTTATCTGAGCATGGAAAATGCTATGGATAACGCACAGTACATCTATAATTTCATGATCCGAAACGGAGCGTCGCAGAACGCGGCGCTTGCCGTACTAGGCAATATGTACGCAGAGTCAACCTGCAATCCAGGGATCTGGCAGAATCTCGACAGCAGTAGAACAGACCTGGGATTTGGGCTGGTGCAGTGGACCCCATCCACGAAATATACGAATTGGGCCGCGGCGAAAGGATACGAGAGCAAGAATATCAACGGGCAGCTGCAGCGGATCCTCTATGAGAAAAACGTAGGGATCCAGTGGCAAAAAAGAACCACGTCGATGTCATTTGCGGAATTCTGGAACTCCGGAGAAAGCTTGGAAACGCTCGTAGAATTATTCGAGCTCAACTACGAGCAGCACGCCGGAGCAGTGCAGCCAAAAAGAAAAGAGTATGCGAATTATTGGAAAGCGCATCTGGCGTTAAACGACGACTCAGCAGAAAAAATCGAAAAGGCGATTGCGTGGATGCTGAAAATTGCTGCAGATAACTCGCACGGGTATGATCAGGGTTATCGGTGGGGACCAGATTACGACTGCTCGTCATTTTGTATCACAGGGTGGCAGGAGGCTGGTGTGCCGGTGAAAACGTATGGAGCAAGCTACACCGGAGATATGCGGGCGGTATTCCTGCGCTGCGGCTTTTCGGATGTGATCGGGAATGTAGACGTCTATTCCGGATCAGGTCTGAGACGCGGTGATGTACTGCTGAGCGAGGGCTATCATGTGGCTACGTACATAGGCAATGGAAAGATTGTGCACGCATCTCAAAATGAATTCGGCGGAGCAGTGGGAGGACAGACTGGGGACCAGACGGGAACTGAGATCTGCACAAGGAGTTATTATTCCCATACGCCGCCGTGGGATCATGTATTGAGATATAAGCAGGGCGGCACAGAGGAGACACCAACACCGGAACCAACGGCAACAGTGTACCCGGTGCAGTGGATACCGGCATAGAGAGGAGACAGAAAAAATGGACATGACAATGTTTGAGTGGCCGACGAAAGCCAAAGTCGAAAGCACAGATTACGTAGCAATTTGCGACGCAGACGGAAACGAGAAAAAAATTGCCGTAGATGATTTGAAAAATATCCAGAAAACGGAAACAACAGGAGAAACTGTGGAGGAGTGGCTTAAAGCCAAACTGAAAAGCTATGCAGGTTTTTCGGACGGATTTTACCCGGATCTGGGCGGATGGTCCGGAGGAACGGATGCGTTCGGACTGATCACAAAAAAAGGAGTTAAGGTGCAGTACGTAGGATTTATGGCAGACGGAAAAATCCGTATGGGATCCTATGATACGAGCAGCGGTGCGTACAAAATCTATATGCACGGAGATACTCTGGCGGATCATCCAGTTGGATCCGTGTGGATCACGGAAGAAAAAACTGCAGATCCGAATACAATTTTTGGCGGAACGTGGGAGAGATACGCAAAAGGAAGGACACTGGTTGGCGTTGATGAAGAAGACACCACGAAAAAATGGAACACAGCTGGACTGCAGGCCGGTGTTACGACAAATAACATCGACCACAAACACTACGAGACCAACGGAGCCGATGAGGGATCGATGTATCAGGTTTTCGGAGAAAATGGAGGACCGTATGGCTCTATGGTCCAGGCAAAAATGAATAATGCATCATGGAAAGCACAGACATCGGTTGGAAATATTAGAGTAAATAAAGTCTCCAATATTATTGATGGATCAAAAACTATCAATAACATGCCGCCGTACATCACAGTCTATATCTGGAAACGTACAGCTTAGGAGGGAAAGATCATGAGAGTACTTGAATTTTCAGTTATGGGTCAGCAGATCGAAAGGAGAGGGGATTTTTCCGGTCTGGTGGCGGGCAGTGAGCAGTATATGACAGCGAAATTTTATTTTGACCGGGAGTGGGCCGGAAAAGTAAAAGTGGCAGAGTTCCGCCGAATTGATTCGAAGATCGCAGAATGCTTTTCGGAAAAAATCACTGGAAACTGCTGCATCGTGAGAACCGAGGTGCTGCACGGAAAGAAATGGTACGTGAACGTAGTAGGACTGGGAAAAGATGGAATGAAACTGTCAACAAACAGGGTAGAGGTGAAACAGGAGGAATGACATGAGTACAACAGACGAATTACTGGAAGAGATGCTGGAAGATGCGGAAGAGTACGCAACACCAGTCACGGACGATGATCTGCAGTTCTGGATTGACGAACATCTGAGAGTGATTTCTATCCCGAAAAACGGCGTAGTGGCTGGAGTTGAAGGAGATAAAAATGTAAATAAAATCAAATTCGGCATGAACCGGTACTACCACGACTTCGATATGTCCACATTCTCCGGAAGAATTTTGTACTCAAACGCCAAAGGAAATAAAAATTACTACAACATCACAGATATGCAGGCAAGCGGAAATACCATCACCTTTTCCTGGCTTGTAGATGCCGACGCTGTGCAGTACATGGGCAAAACCGCGTTCGTGGTGTATTTATTTAAAACACATGGATCGGAGCTACGGCAGAAGTTCTATTCGACACTTAATACTCTGAACGTATTAGAAGGAATGGAAGTAGATTCTGCCGTGCCGGTTGAAAAACAGACGGACATCATCGAGCGAATGAAAGAGGAGATAAGCGCCTACGCAGAAGAAGTCAAGAAAAGCCTGCCGGCCGACTACACGGCGATGACGGAGCAGGTTAGTTCGCTCAAGGAAGATATTGACGAACGTTTTAATAAATTTCAAGTTAAAAGTAAGTATGACGATAGAAGCGAAATGTTTATGATTAAATCAACAAATGATTTCATAGGATGGAGTCATACTGAAAAATATTCGGGATATACGTGGTCATCTGCGACTGAACGAATCGCAAAAGATAAATATACCTGTACAGGTTGGTTTGCATTGCCTGAGGGGATATATAAAATTCCAAAAGTATGGACGAGCGATCCGTACGGAAATCAATCAGCTATTATTCATGCTAAAATGCGAGAAAACGGACTATATATCACACAGATGCAAGGCGATTTGTTTTTCGCTCAGTCAGAATGTTTATACGCCGTAACGTTACCAACAGAAACTTTCAACAAATATACGATAATTAGTAATTATAACTTTGATGCTACGCCGATCGTTATTGATATTCCCGACCTAATAGAAAAGAAATTAGTAGTTCAATCCGGAACACGTTGGAGAATAGATATTACGGAATCTATCCCACAGGATGAGATAAAGAATCTAGCCTATATGTATTTCGTAGGCTTTCCTGATTATGAATTTGCAAGTGATGAATCGTGGAATAAAAGAGTATATCCGTCAGGTATAAATGATGGTAATTCTATTGCGTATTCACATATTTGTTTATACAAATCAGGATCAACAACAGTGATTGATATTAACGGGATATCCGATGAAAAATGGTTTTTTGACAGAGAATCGAAAATAATTTTAGGGAGGTAAAGTAAATGCGAGAAATTGGTAATTATATGGGGCATTCGTTAAAAGATGAAAGAGCAAGATTGGATATCAAGGGATTGCGTTCAGATACCGATGAACTGATTTCAGATATTTTTTCGGTAAAAGGGAATATTTCATTGCCTTACTATCTTGCAAATCTTGCCACTGAAAGAGATTCAACAGACAAATTTACAAAGGTAAATCCGGATGTAGAAACAAAAGCGGAGCATGAATCATCTCTGATGATGCTAAATGGTTCGCCTGCGGTGTATTTTCTTCAAAATACAATATCAACCGCCGATTCGGGGAAGGACTGTGTAGGTAGCTTATATCAGAACGGTGTTGTAACACAGTTAAAAGATGTTCTTAACGGTATTAACATATCGACTGGAAGAACACAGCATGGAGATGTTGATGTAATCATCGCAGAAGGATATAACTCAGCAGGGGAGGATATTGGAACATGTCTTGTAAAACATGATGGCGAAACGTGGACTTTATCGGTATTTACAAATAAATCTGGAAAAAGTCTTGACGGGTGTAACAGTCAGATGCTTTTTAAAAATGGAAAATTCTATCATCTGTTATGCAAAGATAGAACGACTCAATTTTCTATTCTTGCGTTTGATCCGGAGAACATGACAGTAGAAAAAGTTTCAGAGTTGGCGATGGACATTGAATTTGAGGGAATTTATGAAGCTAACCTGTATGAGTTTAATGGTGAGATTTATTTTTCTATCAGACCGTCATACAATAGCCTTATCCGGGGGAATAAAGGGAAATGTATGATTGGAAAAATAGATTCTTTAGAAAAGGGAAATGTAATACAATACACATACGTCCCAGATGGATCAAACCGAGGTTGTTTCTTTACTTATAAAAAAGGAGCAAAACAGAGGCTATTTTTTTGAGACAACAGAATTTGACAGGGTACGAGGACATATTTTTGACGTTACAAATCTTATTGTAGATCCGGTATTGACTATGTTATATAACGTCAATTATGCAGATATATTAGTGTCCGGTAATACTCTATACTGGTGTGCGTCTGATATTAAAAATACTCCTGGAGGGAGTAAAGTTGTATACGGACAATTTCCATATACCTATGATTTATTTTAATATTCAAAGGGTGGTGATAATATTGCCGATCAAAGAGGTACAGCAGATCTTAGGACATGATGATATTAACACCACCATGATTTACGCACGGGTATCGAGAGCCAATTTAAAGCGGGACCACAGACGGTGCATTGTGTGAGAGCGGATTTCCGCTCTCATTTTTTGAAGGAGAAAATATGACTGAGATTAGAGCAGGACCCCGCGCGGAGGTCCTATTTTTAACACATAAAATAAGAAGAAAAAGGAGAAAAACCATGAAAATTATTGACTCTTATAACGCTGTAGTAGGAAGCGTGGTAGCGGTGCTGTCGTATCTGCTGGGGCCGCACTGGATCCTGTTTGCACTTTTCCTCGGACTGAATGTGGCGGACTGGCTCACGGGCTGGATGAAAAGCAGAATCGCCCACAAGGAAAGCTCCAGTGCGGGCTGGAAAGGGGTACTCAAGAAACTTGGGTACTGGATTATGATTGTGGTAGCGTTCGGAGCAAGTACGGCATTTATTGAGATCGGAGATACAATTGGAATTGACCTTGGAATTACAACGCTACTCGGATGGTTCGTGCTTGCATCACTGCTCGTGAATGAAATCCGGTCTATCTTGGAAAATTTTGTCGAGATGGGTTATAAGGTGCCGAAGATTTTGGTGAATGGTTTAGAAGTGGCAGACAAAAAAATCAACCAGAACCAGGACGAAGAAACAGAGTAAAAGAACAGTATAATTTTATTTTTGCGCCGGCGCAATCGCCGGTAGAAGGAGAAAAAAATGAGCTTAATTTCAAATAGTGGACATGATGAGAACGGAAGATATTCTGGCGGTAAGGCAGGCGATCAGACAGGAACCGAATGGGCGCTGATCCCGTGGTACTCCCGTCCCTGGAAGTGCGTACTGCGGCATCCGAACTCTGCAGTACGTGCAAAAATCGCAGAGCTTGGTGTCAAGGCGGCGAAAAACGACCTAATTGGTTATGATCAGGGACAGCGCGATACATACTGGCAGCATCTCAAAGTCAGCAACTACGATCCGTCGCAGATAACCATCGCCTGCGAGGCGGACTGCTCCGCAGGAGTCATTGCAAATGTCAAGGCCGTCGGGCATCTTCTGGGAATCGACGCTCTTAAAAATCTGAAAGCCACCTACACCGGAGATATGCGGAAAGCATTCAAGGCAGCGGGATTCCTGGTTCTGACTGAGAGCAAATACCTGAATGGCCCGGACTACCTGTTAGAGGGAGATGTCCTGCTGAACGATGGAGCCCACACAGCCACCAACGTCGAAAATGGCAGATATTCCGGCGGAACATCCGGGGTGAATACAAATACCGGATCCGGCAGCAATACCGCCAGAAACAACGTTTCCGATGGTCAGAAATGGCTCAACAGCAACTACGGGGACAAGATCCTGAAGTATTGTGAAGCCAAACTGCGCGTGGACGGAGACTACGGCGATAAGTCCAGATGGGCTGCCCTGGCGGTTTGGAAAGACTTGATGAACCGGAGATACGGCACGAAGCTGGATCCGACCAACAAGAACTTTTTCGAATCATGCAAAAAAGTTGCTTCGAAAGCCACCGTCAGCCATGGAACTCAGGGAACCTTTACCTTCCTGGTTCAGTTCATCCTCGCAGCGAAAGGCTTTTATTTCGGTAACATGGACGCTCTCTGCGGAGACGGACTGACTGCCGCGATCAAGTCCTACCAGAAATCCAAAGGCCTCGAAGCCGATGGATACTGCGGAGCCAACACCTGGTACGCACTGTTCAACTGATGAATCAACTGAACGGTTGTGATCCTGAAACGTGATCTGTCAGAAGTAACCCGCAAAAAGACTTTTTTACCGGAGAAATCCGGTGCAATTCCATACATGCAATTTATACGCCACTTTGCCCTGGGTATCTTCGGATACCTGGGGCTTTTTTATTGCCATTTTTTAAGGTAAAATTAAAATAAATATATTACGTAAAATGTATTGACATATTGCGCAATATGTGATATATTCTAACCATAGAAACGAAATAATAATTGATGAAAGAAATATTTCAATAGCAGAGACGCTGCGGCGCTTGACTCTTTGATGTAAAGGCGGTAATTATGAGAGAAACAAAAGAATTTAATCAAATTGAATATATCAACAATTATATAAAGAAGAAATACGATCGGATAAATTTGGTTGTACAGGCGGGAAGCAAACAAGTTATTAAAAGTAGGGCTGCACAAAAAGGAAAAAGCGTTAATCAGTATATAAATGAACTGATCGACAATGACTTAAAAAATAGTAAAGAGAAAAAAGGAGATAAGAAAATGAAAAAATTTGAAATCGTAAAAACAACAGCAGAAATCAGCTGGAAAGAAAGGGATGAAATCAAGGAAGGATGCACGATGTACGATGTGGATCCGGAAAAAATTGCTTCATTCGGAACCAAAGAGGAAGCCGAAAAGGAATTGAAAAAATACAAAACGGATGTTTGCGCATCCGGAAGCCTCTTCACGGTCGAAGAGTTTTCGATCCAGGAAAACGAATATGACGAAGACGGCGAGTGGATCGGAGGCGGAGATATTTGGAAGTTTACTCCAATGGAAATTTTCGTGGTCGATAAAGAAACGCGGAAAACGATCGCAAAAGTCAAAACTTACGAAGAGGCGGAGGAGGCCGCAGAAGAGTATGAGGGCGATGCGGGCGCCGATATCGTGTTTTACGAATAAAAAAATAGTCGTGTCGAAATGGCACGGCTTTTTTATTTGCAAAAAATGCACATTATACGTATAATGTGCTAATATATAATCACAGAAAGGAAATAAACAAATCAGAAAGGTGGTAGTAAAATACGAGGACCTTGATGGTAACGGAGCTGCAGAAGTGGTGCAACGAGCAGAAATAATGAGGAGACGCAGGGATACCAACCCCTGCGTCTTTTCTATAAAAAACACTTGAAAACTATAAATGAGCAAATCCAAAATATTGCACAAAAGAAAGACACCCTCTGTA